CACCATTACTTGCAGAAGAAGATGTTGTTTATATGAAAGCATTGGAAGCAGGTGATAGTTCAGCACAATCAGCAAGTGTTACAAAGAAAAACGCATTAAGAGATGCACCTGCTAATTCAGCAATAGCTAATGCTTCAAGTATATCGGCTTTGAAATCGGCTTGGGATACAAGTGTATTAGGTGACAGTCCTTACGCATAGGAGTTTTAAATGCAAAATCATATTGGTAAAAAAGCTGAAACAACGAGTTACGAAGCTATAATTCAGCAACATGAAAACACAATTAGTGGGTCATTAACTGTTGATGCAAGTAATAATGCTTTGAGTTGTGGGCCTGTAACTATTGATGCAAATAGCACAGTAACTATTACTGGGAATTGGACAATCGTATGAGTAGCGAATTAATAGTAGATGAACTAACTGGTAGAGCTTCAGCAGGTTCTATTGCAGTTACGGCAGAGGGTGGAACAGTCACAACTAATCTGCAACAAGGGTTAGCAAAGATGTGGTGTACACATAGTCAAGCAGCTTCATATACACTTGATGACAGTTTTAATGTTGGAAGTATAGCTGATAATGGACTAGGTGAAACAACCATAAATTTTACTAATGCACCAGCAAATGCAAATTATGCTGTTAATGTAACTTCAAGTCATGCAAATAAAAGAACTACTTTTAATTCAAATAATACAACAAGAGTAAAATGTGAAACGTTTGAAGTTGACAATGTGACAAATCCTGTTGATGCAGCAGACGTTTGTACTATAGTATGTGGAGACCTTGCATAATGGCTAGTGTATTAAAAGTTAACACCCTTACTGGTGTAACCACAGCAGGTAGCATAGACGTTACAGGTGAAGGCAATAGTACAACAACTAATCTGCAACAAGGGTTGGCGAAGAGTTGGGTCAATCATACAGATGCTGCAGCAATAACTGATTCTCTTAATGTTGCAAGTGGAACGGACAATTCCACAGGCAACTATGATTTAACATTTACAAATCCTATGGCAAATGCAACATATTCACCTTCTGTGTGTACGTTGTTTGCTCAATTAGCTAGTATTGGTCAAGAAGCTGGTGACAGAGCCACAACTTTTTATCAAGTCCAATGTTTTACAAGACAGGATTCATTAGGAGCTGTTGATTCAAGAGCATTTTCACAAATATTTGGAGACCTCGCATAATGGCTAGTATAGGAGAAAACGCATGAGTACATTAAACGTAGATGCACTAGTCGGTGTTAGTTCTGCTAATGCTATAACTGTTAGAGGTGAGGGTACTGCTACTACTAGTTTACAGCAAGGGTTGGCAAAGGCTTGGGTGGGAACAGCAAAAGATGGAGCAGCAGATGATACATTTAATATTGGTAGCTTTACAGACTTAGGATCTGGTAGTGATAACGCTTGTACATATACTTCAGCAATGGCAAATGATGATTATTCTGTGCCTACTTCTAGCTACAATAATTCTGTAGGAAATAGAACTGTAACAACCTATGGTAAAACTACCTTACTTTTTAAAATGAGAACTTTTAATCCTGCTGATGCTTCAACGTCAGGTAATGAGCAAGATGCAGTAGTTTTTGGAGACTTAGCATAATGGCTAAACCTAGTGTGCAATCTGTTAAAGCTGAATTAGATACATTTACAGCACTTAGCCAGGAACGATTTATAGAGTTACTTAACAGAGTCAAAAGACTTGAAACAGTTTTAATTGGATCAGCAGGTACAACAATAGTTTTGCTTATCAGCATTATACTAAAAACATAATTACATAAAAGAGATATATAGATGGTTGTTGCAGAGATTCTGACAGGGATTGCTCTTGTGCAGAAATCAGTTTCATTCATTAAAGACAATATCTCAACAGTAAATGATATATCCGGTATAGCAAAACAGATTGATGGTTTCTTTACTGGTGCTGACCAAATGAATAAAAGCAAAGGCAAGGGTTTGTCGATTGCTGAACAGTTTGGTTCTGTGGAAAATAGTGCAAATGACTTTATAAATATGAAGTTGTTAGAAGAACAAAGAGCCGAGTTAAAAAATATAATTAATCTACGTTTTGGGCCGACTGCTTGGGATGAGATAATTGCAGAAAGAGCCAATAGAATATCAGAAGCAAAAGAAGCTAGTCGGTTAGAAAGAGTGGAAGCCAGACAAAGGCAAAAAGAGTTTCTTGATACGCTGCAAACTGTAGGAATTATATTCTGTGTTATAGCCGTAGTTATTATAAGTTTTGTAATTACATTCAAAGCCTTTGCCGATGGTTATAAATACAAAAGTAAACAATTAACCAGGCAACAAAAGATTAATCAAGGGTTAATAAAAGAGCCTAAGTTAGTCACTTGCAGATTAAAGAAACAGAAAGTTTACAAAGGTAAAGTGGCTTGTATTTATCAGGGTGCTAACAGAACATTTGAACTGTCATTTCAAGATGTAAGGATTGGCTGTGTGAAAAATTTTAAGTGTGAATTAAATCCAAATGGATCAGAGCCATCAATAGATAAAGTAATGGAAAGTTTGAGAAGTATAGCAAAATGACAGCCTTTATGTTGGCCTGTTACATGAATGGTATTGTGCAGGGTTCTATATATTTTAAGTCAGTCAATGACTGTACGTTCTATCAAAAAAACCTTAGTAATCAAGAGTTTATCTTTGGTTCTGAATCTAAAAAATACGATTGTATGTGCAAGTTAGTGCCATCAATTAATCCAGATAAAGTAAAGGTTTATTAGTGATTTCTATAGTTACAAATATAGATGATTATGTGAAGGCTTGGGTAGCTAAAAGAATAGGTATTACAGGTTTCGGCCCATCAACAGCAATAGGTGTTCAAAGAGATGGTCAGTTAGTAGCAGGGGCAGTATTTCACGATTATCGAGATGGTCAGATCGAGGCTTCTATAGCTTCTGACTCCCCCAGATGGGCTACTCGGTCTGTCCTATATTCTTTGTTTGCTTATCCATTTAATCAATGTGATGCGAATAGATTATTGGTTACCTGTGATGAAAGTAACGACAAGGCTATGAAAATGAATAAACAGCTAGGATTTACTCCAGAGGGTATTTTAAGGCAAATGTACTATCCCAACGATGCGATTGTTTGGGGCATGTTAAAAGACGAATGTAAATGGATAACTAAGAAGGAATTAAAATATGGGTAAAAGTTCTCCAACTCCACCACCTGCACCTAATCCTAATGAGTTAATTAATGCTCAAGCTAATGCTAATAGGATAAATCAGTTTACACCTTATGGTAATTTACTATTTGGATCAGTAGGCGATCAAGGTCAGTTTGTGCAAGGAGCAGTACCGGAAGATGGTCAGTCAGCAGCCTTTACACAAGAAACACCTTTTCAAACACAGATGAGGGCAGCCACAGAAGGTACTGGTTTAGGTCTAGGTAATACGGCTTTTGGTAGGGTTACAGGTCGTACAGTCATTGGTCAGAATCCAGATGGTACACCTATTTTTCAAGATGATCCTGACTTTCAGAATCCATTTAGAACAGCCCCAACATTATCAGGTATAAGTGCAGCACAAGAGGTTGATCCCACACAACTAGGTAATTTACAGAACTTTAATCAAAACATAGCTAGTAATGTGGCTTTACCAACAGGTCTTAGCACAGAGGGTTTAACTGCATTACAATCTGATCCAGAAGCATTTAGAGGTACTATTGAACAAAGTTTATTTGATAGACAACTAGGATTGTTACAGCCAGAACTTACAAGACAAAGAGAAGAATTAGAAAGTAATCTTATTAATCGTGGCATACCTATTACATCTGATCCATACAATTCAGCCGTTAATAGATTAGAGTCACAGCAAGGTGAACAACTACAAAGATTAGCCCAACAAGCTACATTAGCAGCAGGTCAAGAGTCTGACAGGTTAGTTAATCAAGCTAGACAGAACAGGGCTATGGAGTTCGGAGAACGTGCAGCTAGTGGTGAGTTTGGTTTAGCAGCAAATCAAGCTAGTTTTGGTCAGAACGCATCTAATGTTCAGTTGCAAAATGCAGCAAGACAACAACAGATAGCCGATCAATTACTATCCAACCAGGTGGCACAACAGCAAAGAAGTAGAGAAATAGCTGAAAGAAATGCACTAAGAGGTCAGAACTTTAATGAGTTAGCAGCCTTATTAGGTGGGCCACAAGTACAACAAGCTAGTTTCTTTGCACCAGGTTCAATAGATACTCAAGGTGCATTTGCAGCACAACAAGCAGCACAACAAAATGCTTTTAATCAAGCAATGGGTAATCAACAGGCTAACTTAGGTGGCTTGTTTGGTTTAGCAGGTAACTTAGGATCAGCATACTTACTTTCATAGGATAAAAAATGGCAATTACACCACGATCAATGATGGGCTTACCTAATAGTCCTAGTTTTAGATATAAAGCACTTAACCCTGCATATCAGTCTGATCCTAGACGTATATTAGGACAATCCTTAATGACACAAGGTTCATCGTCAGCACCAGTTAGAACACCCTTACAAGGGCTAGGTAGGCTTAGTTCTGCATTAGTTGGTGCTTACCTACAAAAAGGTGCAGTTGATCGACAAGTGGCAAGAGAAGATGAACGTACCAAAGAGATTATGGGTATGATACCTGCAAACGCATCACCAGAGATGAGGGCTTTTGCACAAACTAACCCAGAATTATTTATGTCTGCATTTGGTCAAAGTATGTTTAAGCCAAAAACAGAAGTATTTACACAAAATTTACCTGGTGGAACTGTATATGGACAACAATCTACAGACCCATTTGGAAATATAAGCATGACACCAACTGGTTTTTCTAAGGCTACAGTTGCTAAAACTACGGCAGCAGAAAAAAATGCTATTGCATTAGGTTATAAACCAGGCACACCAGAATATGTAAATTATATAAGAGAAGCTACACTTAAAAAACCTGATACTACTGCTATTAATGTGCAGACTGGAAAAGAGTTTTCACCAGAACAAAAGAAATTTGGTGAGTTAAGAGCATCAAGTATAAATGAAAACATAATTGCACCTGCACAAAAAGCTGACGAAACGATACAAAATATTGATACAGCATTAAGGCTTTTAGAAGAAAACCCTGATATATCAGGTTTAGGTGAAGAAGGTATTTTAAGGCTTAAAGAAACAGTTGGTGGTTTGGTAAGGTTATTTGGTGTTGACCCAGAAAAAGCAGGAATAAATTTAGAAAAAATAGGTAAGCAACAGGTATTTGAGTCAATCGTCAATAAACTTGTTTTAGATCAAACATCTAAATTAAAAGGTGCTTTATCAAATAAGGAATTGGATTTCTCTGGTAGGGCAACAGCACAATTAGGCACTTCAGTAGAAGCCAACAAAGTTATATTAGCATTTCAAAAACGTGCAGCGATTAAAGCTAGAAACGTATCTGATAAAGCACAAGAATATTTTGCAGAAAATAGTACATTTGGCAAGGGTAAGATAGATGGCAAAACATACTCAAGTGTTGATGCTTATTTACGAGAATATAAAAACGATAATGAAGTATTTGGCCCAGACTTAATTCAGTCATTTCAAACAAATGGTGAGATTGCAGTTTACAGAGAATTTAGAGGTAAAAGAATAACTGAAGCTGAAAAAGATGCTTTGATAGCTAGAGCAACTGAAATTATAGGGATTAACCGATGACAAAAGAAAAAGATAAACAACTTGATGACCTTTTAGGTAAAGTAGAATTAACACCGACCTCATCAAATCAGGGTTCTGACTCACAAAATATTAGAACATTTGCACAAGGTTTAACTTTCGGTTTTGCAGACGAAATAGAAGCATTTGTAAGGTCTGCTGTTAATAGTAATGCTAGTTATGCTGACACATTAAAAGAGGTCAGAAATAAAATAAATAAATTTAGACAAGATAATCCTGTTGCAGCATATGGAACAGAGATAGCAGGTGCTATACTCCCATCTATTGCAGCAGCATTTATACCAGGTGGACAAGCTGTTGCAGCATCTACTGTTGGTAAAGTTGGACAAGCAGCAAAAGCACTAGGGCTAGGCAAAAAAGGTCAAACAATAGCCAAATCAGCAGCCGTAGGGGCAGGTGGTAGTGGTCTTTATGGCTTTGGTGCAGGTCAAGGTGGTTTTGAGAATAGAGCTAAAAATGCAGGTATTTCTGCTGCAATAGGTGCTGTAGCTAACCCTGCAATACAAGCCGTTGCTCCTCGAATAACACAGAGTGCAAAAGAATTACTTAAACCAAACAAACTTGGTATTCCACAAGGTGTACCACTTACACCTGGTCAAGCAGTTGGTGATTCTGGTTTGATTGGTAAAGGTCTTAAAACATTAGAAGAAAAAGTATCTGGCAATGTATTTTTAATTGGTGATGCTGTTGAAAGTGCTTTGCAAAGATCAAGGATCGGTTTTAACAGAGCAGCCGTTGGTGAAGCATTAAAAGATATAAATGTAAAAGTTCCAAAAAATCTAGATGGAAGAAGATTAATAGCTTTTGGTCAAAACGTTTTTAAAAGTCAGTATGCCAAAACACTTGGTAAAATGAAACTGACAGATGAAGCAGCTATGAACTCTGAAATATCAAAACTAACAAATGATTTAGCTGATGAAATAAAGAAAGATATTACTGACAGAGCAAGTAGATATATTACAAAGAGATTTGCTAATGGTCAGATGTCAGGAAAAAACATAAAAACAGCACAGACACTACTTAGACGAGATATACAAAGGCTTACAAGAGAAGGCACAGACTTGTCTTTGCAAAAAGCAGATGCCTTGATTGATATAAGAAGTGTATTCTCAAATCAACTGCAAAAAGCAAATCCTAAACAAGCACCTATATTAAACAATATAGATAAATCTTATGGTAAATTTGAGATTGTTAGAAACGCATCTTTACAGAAAAAAGTATCAGAGGATTTTACACCTGGCGATCTTTTACAGGCTAGTGCAAAAAGTGATGTATCAAAAAGAAAATCTAGTTTTTCAGCAGGTGAAGCTAGGATGCAGAACTTTGCACAAAATGCACAAAACATTATTGGTAACACAGTTCCTAATTCCGGAACAGCAGGAAGGATGGAAGCCAACAGAATGTTAACAGGTGGTGGAATGGGTTTAGGTGCAACGCAAGTTGATCCACTAACAGCAGGTCTAACAATAGCTTCTCCACTAATGTATTCACGACTTGGTGTGCCTATTACAAGGTCTTTAGTATCAGGTGCAGGTAGGGCAATGCAAGGTGCAGTTCCAGTTACATCACAGATGTTAGCCCAACAACTAATGAACGGCACATGACCCAGAAAAGACTACAAGTAGACTCCATGTATGCACACTTGGATGCCGATGGTGATGGTGTTGTGTCTGACCAAGAATTTGAGATGAAACAGAAGCTAGTGCTGCTAGAGAATGAAGATAAGAAACAAGATCAACAAAGATACCTAGTGTGGTTTTCTGCTCTATCAGTAACAGTCTTTATAGTTGTTCTTATGACACCACTAATACCAATGGAACGTATAGACCACTTATCCGGTATAGCTGAAATATGGGTGCTTAGTAATATGGGTGTTATTGGCTCATTTATTGGTTTTAATCAGATAGCAAAGAAGAAGGAGACTAAGTAATGGAAAGCATGGTCTTAGATGCCTGGAATGATCTTAGTTACATAGAAGGTGCTTTGTTTACCTTTTGGTTGTTTATTCTGTACTACGGCAAGGTCTGGATAGATAGCCGATTTAAAGGGAAGGAATGTAAATGCTCACAGCGTTAATAGGCCCTGTAAGTTCACTTTTTACCAGTTGGATGGATAAGAAGAAAGTAGAGCAAGAGGGTAAATCTGCTGTTGCTAAAGCAAAGGCTGAAGCAGAAGCAAAGGTAATGGTTAGTTCAGCTACATCTGCTGCTGAATGGGAAAAGCTAATGGCAAAGGGTTCTACACAGAGCCTTAAAGATGAGTGGCTAACCTTACTGTTTAGCATACCTCTTATATTAGCTTTCTGTGGTGATTGGGGCAGACAAATAGTAGCCGATGGATTTACAGCCCTAGAAGCTATGCCAGAGTATTATCAATACACTTTAGGAATAATTGTAAGCAGTAGTTTTGCCGTCAGATCAGCAACAAAGTTTTTTGGGAAAAAGCAATGAACATAGAGCAGTTACGAAAAGAATTAGAGTTAGACGAAGGCTGTAAGCATGAAACGTACTTGTGCAGTCAAAACGTGGTTACAGGTGGAATCGGCCATATGATTACAATGTTAGATGATGCTAAATATGGTAAAGTTGGTGTTGAGATACCAGAAGAACAAGTTAAGGCTTGGTTTAACAAAGATATAGAGACTGTCCTAAATGATTGTGAATTGCTTTATGAGGACTTTGATTACCTACCAGAAGATGCACAACTTGTTATAGCCAATATGATGTTTAATCTTGGTTATCCTAGACTAAAAAAGTTTGTAGGCATGAAAGCAGGTGTCGATGCTAGGGATTGGAATAAGGCAGCCGATGAGATGATTGACTCTAATTACTATAAGCAACTTCCCAACAGAGCAGGTCGTTTAGTCAAACGCATGAGATCATTGCATGGTTCAATTTAAAGCAAAGCATAAGTCTAAGTCTGGTGGTTTATCAGAAGCAGGTCGTAAGTATGCCAAGTCACAAGGCATGAACCTAAAAAGACCAGTTACAGGTAAAGTTAAACCAGGCAGTAAAGCAGCTAAAAGACGAGCAAGTTTTTGTGCAAGAATGGGTGGCATGAAGAAAAAGCTGACTAGTTCTAAGACAGCAAAAGACCCTAATTCTAGGATTAATAAAGCCCTAAGAAAATGGAAATGTTAAGGAGAATATCTATGTATGGCAAAAGCTATGGTTCTAAAACTAAACCAGTTAAGAAGAAAAAGCCTGTTAAGAAGATTAAAAAGGGCATGAAGAAATGAAGGGTGTAAAACATTATTTGCGTAATGGTACTGTTCATAATGGTGGTATGCACAAGATGGCCAATGGCACATTACATACTGGTAAGACACATACCAAAACATCTAAGCCATTATTTCATTTAAGAGAATTATCTAAAACAGCACAAGCAAAAGCAAGGAGATCATAGATGGCTAAACCACCAGGCTTGTATGCCAATATTCATGCAAAAAGAAAAAGAATAAAGCGACAAAAAGCAGCAGGTAAAACACCAGAGAAGATGCGTAAGGTTGGATCAAAAGGATCACCAACTAATAAAGCATTTAAGTTAGCTGCTAAGACTGCAAAGAAAGTTAAGAAGAAAAGAGTCTGAATTTTAATGGTCGGGGATGCAAGATTCGAACTTGCGGTCTCCTGCTCCCAAAGCAGGCGGATTAACCAGACTTTCCTAATCCCCGAACTTTGGATTTATACTTTACAAATAAATAAAAGCAAGCATTTCTTTGATAATTAGAAATTGTCTTGTAAAGTGTCTTGTAGCTAAAAACCTTTCCTTTAACTTGACTTACCAGACAAATATATTACAATTTTAAATGTAAAAAAGTCTTGTTGTGTCTTGTTAGGAGAAAAAAGATTAGCAATTACAATCACTTACAGACCACTACATCTGGTTTGGGAGCAGAGGGTCGGGAGTTTGAATCTCTCCGCCACGACCACAATAAAATCAATGACTTAGCTAATAAGCTATTGAATTTGTTGGTGTATTTAAGTTGTACAATCCGAAAAGAATCTGAATACAATTCGTACACGATCCGAACTAAATGGTCAAAAACACCCCTAAATAGCATAAAAATGTCTTGTAAATGTCTTGTAATTTTTTTGACAGAATCCCCCAACATTAAAAACAACCCTCTGATTGCAGTATGCTTGAAAAGGGACTTTTTTATTTTTTTACTTGTATTAGTATGCGATAACGCATATAATATACTTATTAATAAGCGAAAAGGGTTAGGAGACTATGATGCTTAAACAAGACTTTAACTATATATATAACACAACTATTGGTCAGATTGTATTCGATCAAATGTGCCAAGCAGTATTATTTAACAAAGATCAAATGCTAGATGAAATGTCTAGCAACACAGAATTAGTAGCTGAATTTATATCCAAATGTATTTTAAGGGGAGCAAGATAATGACTTATTTTAAAGAGTGTGTAAAAGATTTAGAAAACAAAATACCTAAAGAATGGGAACATACAAGTTATGGTAATGATGCTTGTCCATCTTATAGTTTTAAAAATAAAAAACTTTTTATCGACCACCCTAATCCTAAAATGAGAGAGGGAGAAGATTGGAAAAGGTTTTCAGTTACAGATGACGATGAATATTCTGACGATTATCAAGTTACTATTTTAGAAACAGATGATTTTGATACTGTTGTAAAATTTATGGGAGCAAAATAATGTCAGTTAAATACTCCTATGATAAGAATAATAAATATTATTACGTTAGAAATAAAGATAATAAGAAAATAGCTTCTGCTGTAACAGTAGAAAAGTTAGAAGAAAAATTAAGGCTGATGGGTTTGTTAGTTCAATATACTGTAGCTGAAAAAAACACCATGACAGTCAGAGATTCTTTTACAGATTTTCTTAGTCGTAATGATGGAGAACATAGAGTTAAAACTATGAAAAATTACGTCAGCTATTTAGAAAGTAAATTTAATTATAATAATAAAAATGGTATGCCATTTAATGTTAATGGAGAAGATATATTAGATAAACTTGTTTCTGAAATAGACAGAAGTTATGTTTTGTCAGTTTTAAAAGAACTAAAATCAAGGCTAAATAATTATAGTGATGCCTCCATACAACATTATTATGGTCTGTTTAAAAACTGTATAAACCAATCTTATATTCATTACAGAGAATTAGGTAACAATCCTATGGATGATCCTCTGTTAAAGTTTGACCATGAAAAGGGCAAAGGTTGGAGTCCAATGGCTGAAGATGCTATTAAGTTACTAAATGCAGTCACCACCTATTGTAAGCCTTCCCATGCAGTAGCAACTCATTTATGTGCTAGAGGATGCAGAATATCAGAAGCTAATGCGTTAAGAGTTCATCATTTTGACTTTAGTAAAAAGAAATTTTATATTGAAAAAATGGTAGATGATGCAGGTAATTGGAATAAGCCTAAATCTAAATCATCTAAAAGGTTTGTTAAAATGGATGATGAATTAGCATTAATGGTAAGGCAATATATAATAGGTAAAAAGCCTAATGATTTATTGTTCCCTAGTCCTAAAAACAAAGACAAGCCTATAGGTCAAAAAACATTAAGAGAAAATGGTTTGCACAAAGCTATTAGGAAAATTAGGGAAACTGAACCACATTTTGTGTGGAAAAACGGCTTTCATAGTCTTAGACATTACTATGCTAGTGTGGTCTTAAAGTATGGTTTTAATAATAACAAAGCCCCATTGTGGGTATCAAAACAACTAGGTCACTCTGATATTAGAACAACTGCATCTTTGTATAATCACATTATTGATCCAGACGATATAGATGAGGGTAATGCAATTTCACCAATGAAGCTACAAGCCTAAACAGGCCAAATATTCCTAGAACGACCAGGTACTCTTTTGATTAGTTGGTCTTCTTCCAATCTATTAATGGCATAGTTTAAGCCATCTGCACTAGCTGATAAATTCTCTATCATCTCTTTTCTTGTTGGTGGAATCTCGTTTACTTTAACGTAATTCTTTATATATTTCAGTATCTTCAGACCTAACAATGTCACTACTTTCTCTCCATCTCATCATTACTTCCCATGCAAAGTTTCCATAATCTTCTCTGGTCATAGGAATAGCTATTGTTTGTTTATCTATGCAAACCTTTAGGCAGTTTTTGACAGGAATTACATAGACATTATGTTCTTTACTAAACGTCACCTAAAAAGGTATTTCATCATCTAGTGGATCATTGGTATTAGGTGCTGCATTCCCATTTTTAGGAGCAGAGCCAAAAGCTAAACTCTGAACATTTAAGTATAATGTCGTTTTAGTTTGACCCTCTTTGTCCTGATATTCTTTAGTTTGTAGTTCACCAGAGACAACAACTTGTTGACCTTTTTTTAGATTATCGTTTAATGCTTCACCTCGTTTGCCCCAAACTCCACACTCAATCCATAATGTTTTTTTGTTATCGCCAAAGCCAACATTTGATCCTAAAGAAAAGTTACAAACTTTGTTTTCTCCAACGGCTCTAAGTTCTGCATCTCGTGGCAGTCCACCAACAAATGTGCAAGTATTCATCGTTCTAATTCTCCTCTTTTAGCTGTAAATTTGTTTTTAACTGCATCGTCAGTAGGATTAAATTGTTTCCAAATATCACCTAGTTCTTTGATAGACTTTGCATTTTGGATATATTTATCTATGTCTGGTTCACCATCAGGTTTATTTTTTGGCTTTGTTGAAGCTGCTTTATTAGCAATCTCACCATCATCATCGTCAGATGGCAGTCCAAAAATACTTTGCAATCCATATCGTTTTGCATAACTGATAGCTGATCCTTGCTTTTGTGGATCGTTAGGGTCTTTAGATACAATCTTAGTACGGCTGACCCTTGTATCACCTGACGAGTGCATCATTACAGTTCTGACAAAGGTTATGTCACCCTCAAAGTCCATCTCCTGTGTAAAGGTCAAACCAAATTGACTTGCCGTTCTGACAGTATTTATTACACTTTCTAATGATGCGTATTGGTTTTTAAAATGTGGATTTCTTTTATCCTCAAAAGCACTAGGATTAGTTTTGTGAAATTCTAATAAAGCTGTTGCAATATTTGGACTTACATTTTGTACTGTTTTAGGTGCATCAGTAGGTGCTAACTTTTGACGTTGTATTATGTTTCCTACTTGTTCCATGTTGCTATCCTTTTGCTGTTATATGTCATTTAAAATCCCTCTGGAAAAATAGCCCACATAAGTATGTAACAGATGTAAAACGTGCCAAACAAAGCTATACATCCTAAAAATTCACTTACCCATAACCATATATCTTTCATGTTTCGACTCCCCATATATCCATGATTTCTCTTAATACTTCCTCATCCAACTCTTTCCATACAAAGTGCATAAGATTAAGTGGTACAAAGTTGGCTAACACTTTAGGATCGTCAGATATTTTAAGTAGGTTTTGCCTTGCCCTAGCTGACAATCTCATTGTTTCAAAAGCGTGTTTAAGCTGTTTCTTACGCATAAATTCTGTGTTCATGTCATCAAATACTGTGTATTCAAAAGCGTTAGCCACAATTAATATCGGTGGTTTTTCTGCTGCATTAGAATAGGTTGCAACCTGACGTAAGTGTGATTTCTGTGGTGTTTCTGTCTTGCTAGGTTTTCTAAGCCTTAGTGATCCATCTTTATTAAATAGACCAGTAGCCGTAGACCATTGGGTCTTAATCTCTATGATGGAATCTTTGGCTGTTACATCCACAAAACCACCCATAGGAACATCAATGCCTTTGCCTTCACCTTTAACTAACTCTTGAAACTCTGTTGGTTCTTTTTGTATTTCTCTAAAGGCAGCTAATAGATTAGTTACAACATCTTGAAATTGTCCTATACACACATTCTTTTGGTGTTCATCTTTATCGTGAATAGGGAAGTGTTGCTCTAAAACGTGTTGCCAATGCTGTCTAGCTTCCTGTTCAGCCCTACCTGACATAATATCAACCACACAAGATTCAACTGTACTACCTGATCGCATTTTAGCATTAGCAGGGGGCATTTTATCTGGTTCTAGGCCATGAATATATTTAATAAGAAACCAATCCATAGGACAGTTTTCTGTGTCTATTCGTGACGGAAACCACATATCTATTAGACTATTATTTTGAGACGTATCGTTCATATTTATTTTATAATATGCGAATACGAATACTGTCAAGAAGATTATGCTGATTTATACTTAATTTGCATTTGTGCATAAAAAAAGCCACAATAACTTAATATTATGGCATTTGGTAATAAGTTTTATTGTGAATTTATGGTTGAACAGTCCATTCAACTTTTGATGCTTTTAACACTTTTCCTGCGTGTTCAACGTGTTTGCCCCAAAAATCACATAAATAATATTCACCTTTATATGGAACTTGATAACCTAAAAAATTACCTATTTCAGTTTTGCAATAGACTTGTTTATTTTTAGTATCTATTAAGTTTTCACTATAAACATTCTTAAATAAATAGTATCTGACTTCTTCTATATTACCCATACTTATAGAGTTTAAACTTGTTGTAAACATATTAGATGAAAAGAATTTTGGTGACCTTATAACACAACTATATTGATGAATGTTAGCTGTGTAATCCATTGTAAAGCTAGTTGGCATACCTAGTTCAACACCATTTACCCTATAGTCTAAGTGCCATATACCAATGATAGGTACTTGATATGATTTTTCAACAGGTTGTGGTGTTTCGATTTGCTCTTTAAACTCTGGGAACGCTTCTGAAATCTTATTTTGTGTCCTAGTTGACAGACCATAATGTCCACGACCAGGAACATCATTTAAAAAGCCTGTAATTGTACTAGGTGCAACACCTGCTTGTGTAGCTAGATCACTAGCTGTCATATTATTCTTTTTAGCAATGTTTTTCAAAACTTGCTTGAGTTGTTCTTTTTCCATGTCAAAAACATTAACATTATTTTCTACCATTTTCAATACTCCGAAAATTGACTGATTGCGAATAAGCATAATTTAGAATAAATAAGTAGTTATGTCAAATCAAACTAATAAACTAATTATAAATTCTCTTGAATACACATTCGGTAGTATTCACAAAGCATCGAAACAACTACATGGAGTAGTTAACTACTCAACCTTGTGGAGATGGAAAAACAATAAACAAACGCCAAATCTCGCAACGATAGAGAAAATGGTGCTGCGATTCCCACAGCTTTCTAAAATGATGGGGGGCAAATGAACAAGAAGTGCAAACAATGTAGAGAAACTAAACATATTTATGATTTTGCCAGAACTAGAGATAATTATGACAAGATTAAATACCTGACAGTTTGCAAGGCTTGTAAATCTTACAATGTTAGTTTGAGCCGTAAAGCTAAAAAAGAAATAGAAGTTGTTATAGAACAAGACCCTTTAGAACAAGCTGACGATGCTTTTAAAGACGATCCTAGAGCCGTCAATGAAATTGAATATGGCCGAGTATTTAGAAAGCCAAGCCTTGAACGATCTGGAGGTAATGGTTTTGACTAATTCACGAAACAAAGGTCTTAGGTTTGAATTGCAAGTGGCTCATCTTATAGATGATGAACTAGGCATTAAACTTTATAGAGACTTAGAACAGACTAGGACAGCCGATCATGGCGATCTAATTAGCAGCGATCCTAGTTGGCCATTCTGCATAGAGTGTAAGAGATATGCCACAGGATATTTGCCTAAAAAAGAGTGGTGGGATCAGGTCATTACTGCATCTGAAGCTGTTAGGAAAATTCCTATCTTGGTCTATAAGTTTGATAGATTGCCAATAAGAGTACGAGTGCCAATAGACTTTGTGCAGTTAAAAAAGGCTTACGACAAACGATATGTAGCTGACCTAGATTTCCCAACATTCTGTTATTTGGCTAGGGAGATATTATGAGATGGCAATGCGACTGCTTGATTTATTCTCTGGTATTGGTGGTTTTAGTTATGCAGCCGAAACTCTTATTGGTGGTTATGAAACAGTTGCTTTTTGCGAGATGGATGAATTTTGTCAAAAGGTTCTTAAAAAGCATTGGCCACAAGTTCCGATCTTTGACGATGTTAGGACAATAGATGCAGCTAGACTTGGAAGAATTGATATCTGCACATTCGGATTCCCCTGCCAACCAGTCAGTCAAGCAGGAGTCCAAAAAGGCGAGTCAGATGACAGGTGGCTCTGGGATGAAATTATTAGAATATTACAAGTTAGCAAACCAAAATATATCATTGCAGAAAATGTTAAAGGTCTTATTAGCATCGAAGACGG